GAAGGCCGTTCACTGTCGGAACGACGATAGACAGCATGCAGAATCTTGATTTTGCTTTGCCGCTCTTTGTCGCCCTCGCACAGCTTTTGCGTGGCTTCGGACAGGTTTTCTTTCCCAAAGTAGTCTTCGGCTTTCTCCACCGTCCATTCAAATTCACGGAACAGCGTATCGACCACACCGAAGGCGTTTTCCTCGATGCAGTAAGAGCCGGTTGGCAGGTGCTCGAAGCGCAACTTGCCCTCTTCGATGTTGAAATACATCGCCGAGGTTGCAAAGCCGCAATGGCTCAAAAGATCCTCATGTGCCTCGGTGTAATAGGCCGAATTGCCTAGATATTCTCGAGCAAGTTCCGAGCACTCCATCGACCAGCGCCGTGTTCGATCGGAACCTCGAAGCTCGCGAATCGGCTCAAAACTAAACCACGGTTCATTCACCGGCATCGTCCACGACATGAGGCCGCCGGCCATAGTCAGCAGGGCGTCGCCTGCCGTCGTGTCAAAAAGAGCCGAGTCTTTGGCCGTGTCTGGCATTTCGACTTTGGTATTGATGCCACCGGAACGCGTAGCCATGAGGTCCGCAATTTCTTGCCAGATGGACATGAACGGCATTCGATCCGCCTGCATGACCTGCCAGCGACGGCAAAGCTTTTCAGCTAGCGCCGTATCTTGCTTGGGTTTCGGCTTATCGGCGTAATCGCTCATTGCTCGCCCGTGTAAGGTGTCTGTGAGGTTGCCGAAGCTCCAAGTGTTCGCGCTTTAGTTTGATCGCGCAGAGAGCCAAGGACATTGCCTTGCAGGGCATCCATGCCGCCGACGCGCCGACGATTGGCGTCGCTTACTTTTTGCTTGGCTGCCTCAGTGTCAGCTGCAGGGGCTGCAGGTTGCGCCACAGTCGGGGGAGCAGAAGCGCCGCCGCCAAAATGCAAAGCGCCAGACAAGCCGCGAGGATCGTTCAGGAGACAAATGTTCCACATGCAACTGGATAGCGGGAATCATTTGGCGTTTGTCAAACCAGAAATTACCACGGACTGCCGAACGCCTGCTGCATCAAGCCTCGCTTCGGCTCGGTTGATGAGCGTCCTTGTTCTGCTCCTTGCGGAGTCTTGCGGCCTTTCGAGCTTCCTGCATCGCCGCCTGCTGTGCTGGTGTGATCTTGCGGCGGCTGGCCTTGCCACCTTTGCTGCCGATCTCCGCGAGGTATTTCTTGAGTTCCTTTTTCATGCCTTCGAGAGATCGACGCCAGTTTTCCAGTTCGCCACGAAGATGCGTAGCAAGATCGCCATCGGGAATGATGCCCCTCGCTTTTCGAGGTAGGCCATGAGAGACGGAACGCAGTCAGACGGCACGCGGACCACTGATTCGAGCACTCCATTGACGGAGATTTCCGCCACCGATTCAGAGGCTTGCATTGTAGTCGGCCTCCTGGATGAGATTGTTGATGCGTGATGCCTCCGACCAGTCAGTTGACCGAGGGCAGGCGCGAAGGATGCGGGCGGCCTGAGTGTAGAGGCGGCGGGCCTGCTCAGGGGTTGAGTCGCACCGGTCAGCGGTGGACATAAGGGCTTTGGCGTCGGCGATGTATTCAGCGTTCATGTGTGTGACTTTATCATAAGCGGCTTATGACGCAAGCGGCATTTTGCATATTCTCACCAACGGAGCAGAACAAGCAGGATGCAGCCAATTCGGCGGGGCGGAGTCGTCGTGTCAGCGGGTATCTATCGCCCGCCTTCATGGCTGATCTTGGTCGTTCGGGCAATACAAAGCCCCGCTCTCTGCACTCACAGAGACACGGGGCTGATACCTTGAGCCTACTTCCTCCCATCGGCGACTCGGTAATGATGGGCAGTCGGTGTTGGTTATTTCATGGGGATACCTCCGTAGATTCGGAGTGATTGTAGAGGCCAGTAGTGTGACCGAAATCAGGAGACGCGCAAGCCCGAACCATAGCGTTCAACCTTACCACTAACCGCAAGCCTTTTCAACCGCTCCCATACCACAAAACGCGCCGGGCTACCACGTTGAGCCAAGCCGATGAGCGGCAATTCCGCCGGCAGCCAGCGCACCGCAACGGACAGTTTGCCAGCCAGCAGCCAGATATACCACGCGTCTGCCGTCTCCAACGGCTCGACCTCGGCAATGTCCGCAATCCTCGACGGCTCCCAAGTGGACAGCACCGGCCTTGCCATCGCAAACGCGTCAGGAGTCGCCACGACGTAGCCGAACAGAAAATGCTGCTCTAACTCATCCGTGAAGCGCCGCGTGTCGCCTTGGTAAAGCGCGAGGGCTTGAGCGTAGGGCGTCATCGTCTCCACCCTCCAAAGCTGAATTTTGCTTGCCTGCGGTTGCGCGGCTTGTCGTCGTCGTCCTCAAAGGCCCGCGTCACCGTTTGAGTGTTGAACTTCACCAGCCCACACCCGAGAGCTTCCGCGATGTATCGCGCCGCGTCTGCCGTGTGACTCGACCAGTCATGCACCGGCTCGCTGGAAATGAGCTTGCCAAGCTCGACCTCTTTCGTGTGGTAGGCTTCAAGGGCTTCGATGCCTTTCTCACATTTGCGAGCGTGAAACACCATCGACGGGAACAAGCCTTTGAGGCCATTAATGCCGTTCCAGATGTCAGCTGTTCGAGGAAGAACAACGGCGTTTTGAAACCCGGCATCGCGCAAGTCTTGCACGAACGTCCTGCCGCTGCGCTCGGTCTGCTCGGCATCGTGCGGAAGAATGTGCTTCCCGTAGGCGTAGCCTTTTGCCAGCATCCAGGCGACTCGTTGCGTCACAGTCTCGACGCCCTCGATGTAACCCACATCGCAGTCAATGACGCGGATTTCCCGGCCTGCAATTTGCCAATACCAAACGGTTGTGTTTGACGGGCTGCCCAAATCCCAAGTGGTGTGAACGAGCGTGTCAACAACCGGAAACTCGACAATGCGCTTTTCCCGATAGGCGGCCTCGATGAGCCGGGCATAGATCGCCCCCGGCCTGCCGACGTTGAAGTCGCATTCCATTTCCTGCGCGTAGGCTTCTGCCGTGAGCTGCGAGCGTAAAGCCCCAAGAGCGGATTCCGACAGAATGCCCGACTCGCTGGCCTTGAGCATGAGAGCAAAGCTATCAGGTGCGCTTTGTGCCTTCACAAACGCCTTATAGAACGCGTTTTTGCCCTTCGGCGTGCCGATCCGGGTATGCCAGCCGTCGTAATCGAGCAAACACGGAAGAATGACGTAATCGAAAGCCTGCGGAGGAATGTCGGCGTCCTCGTCAGAAACTACGCCGTCGAAATAGAGGCCGCGCATGCGCTCATAGTTCTCGCCCGAGTAAAGACGGACCACCGCCTTGTTGACGAACGTGATCTTGAGTTCCGACTCGTTAATGATCGTGCCGGGAATCTTGCCCGCGTAGTCCTTGAGATAAGCCCAAGCGATGTCTTTGGCTTGGTCACGCGTCGGCGCAATGTAGGCATACCGGAGCGGCGGCCCTTTGCGCTTGTGCGTCAGGGCGCACTTGATGAGCTTTTGCACCACGCCCACCGTTTTTCCTGCCCGTCGATGCGCTACCAGCACAGACCAGCGTGCAGACGATTCAAGGTAAGGCCGAAACTGTTGCCTCGGGTTGATCGTCAAGTTAACAGTCTGCATGGCTATTCCTCCGCCGTGTTGCCGCCGATTGTGACGTTAATCGTGAGTTCGTGTTTCTCCGGTTCATACCAGCCCGACGCTTTGCCTACCTCCGTAAGAGCTTTAGTTGACGCACTAAAATCCTCCGCTGCCTCTGCTTTTGTAGCCAGCCCTTCAAGCCGTTCAAGCCACGTTTCCCGATTCAGTTGCCATTTCTTGTCAGCCATATCACCAGCGGCTTTTTTTAATTTTGAAATTCTCAGACTAACCTCAGAAATGTTTTGCAACTTTGAGCCAGTGACCTCCGCTGTTCGGTTTGAACAATTTCCAGCTCGAGAGACGTGCTTGATGTAGGCTTGGCTTGCTGGCATTCCAGCAGCCACCGATTGCGCAAAGGCTTCGTGCTTTGGGTTTTTGAGTGCTGGCATTGTGTTAATGCGTGGTTTGTAATGGTAATTTGCAAGGCGAACTTGCGCTGGATCCGACAGACTCGCCTCGGCTCGCTTGCGGCTCAGCTATTTGTTCAGCTTTTCCTTGGCAGCGTTGGCGGCATCGTAGAGTTGCGACATGACCAGTTTTTCAAGTCCGCTGCTGCCGTGGTTTGCTAGGCGATTCGCTTCGTCGTAGCATGTCCGCATTAGCGCGGTGGCGAGCGCTTCCATTTCGCGGGCGCGGTTGGCGAGATTGTGAATGAGTGAACTGTCGCCAGTGTCGGCGGCCAATATCGCGGCAACCGAAGCTGAACCAGCCGCTGGAACTGACGGCCTTTCGCACGCCATTCCGTTTGTAGCGCACTTCCCGTAGTTCGGGCACGTTTGGCATGGGTGAAAGTCTTTCATGGCCGCAGTTCAGCTTTATCGTTCGTGTTCATGGTTTGAGCCAAAGGCATGGAGCCTTCCAAAAACTTGCCAGCCTCCTCCCAAGCAAGGCGCAATTCCAAGCGCTGATCATCGCTTGGATTTTCTTCGGACATCCTCGCCGTGATGGCAAGATGCAGCCTGCGCATAAGTTTCAGCATGTCGCCGTTGTTGGTTTTATGTGGTGTGCTCATTTGATTTGATAAATGTTTTTAGCTTTGCCTGCGTTGCCGTTGGAACTACGCTGGACAGTAATTAGTCCAGCTTTTTCGAGGGCAATGAGACAACCGCGTGCAGTGGTTTTGACTATGTTGAGGCGCGTGGCGACGTCGTCGAGAGTAGTTTTTTCAAGTTGGTAGACGACTGCAAGACAGGGGATTGTGGCTGCAGCACGCATGTCTCTACCGCTTGAGTTAAAGCACTTGATGATGAGAGATGTGGGAATTGAAGTCATTGATATAGGTTGTTGATTACGGTTCGGAGAACTGTCTATGGTTTCGGAAATCCAGCGCCCGCCGTCGCTTGACGCTGGTTGTTCTCCACCTCCCATTTTGCGCACCGCTTGCACTTCCTCACGCAACCGTCGTGCGGCAGCCAGAGCATGCCGGGCGTTGTGGAGAGGCCGGGGGGCGAGTCGGCGCAAACGGGTTTGCTGTTTCCGTGGCGGAACAAGTGAGCGGAATCGAAATGAAGGCATTGTTGCCACGACGTGGCAGAGTGTGGTTCATGCCGGGGTTCATGTCTAGCAATTTTGTCTACTGTTGTGCTGGATTCATGTCGGGATTCATGTCCTCGAAAAAGCCACGTTTTGATCGTGCCAAAATGCAGGCCGGTTTCCCGTGCAATCTGCCTTGCGCTTTTGCCTTTTTGGCGCAGGTCGAGAACGTGTTGTTTGAAAATAACTGGATGGGCTTTCATCGAGAGCAAAGTGGGCAGGTTTTAGCGGGCAGCGTATTTTGTTCGCCATGCGATAAGGAGCGCGGTTGTTGATCCGCCTTCGCCGTCGAGAAGTTGGC